CCGCCCGCCTTGCCGCCGGACTGGGCCCCGAGCGTGCGCGGGTCCACCAGCGTGAGGTCGGCCCAGGTGCCGGAGCCCTCACCCTCGCCGACGACCTGGTTGAAGGTCACGGTCGAGATCGCGAGGTCCTGATCAATCTTGTCGCTCGGCTTCTTCACCGCGAGCAGCCGGCCCGGCTCCCAGAGCCTGCCGTCCGCATCGCGCCAGGACGCGACGCAGGCGATGATTGAGATTCCGGAGCCGGAGCGCCGTAGCTTGCGCCACTTGGCCCGGCGCTTCAGCTCCTCCGAGGTGTCGGAGCCTTCGTTAAACAGGATCTCCGGCCGATAGCGCTCGACGCTGTCGTCCTCCTCGGTCTCCTCCTGGCGGAGGCTCTCCTTGTCGGTTCCGAGGCTCTTCTGTCCGCGCACGTGGATGTGCGAGCGCTTGTGCTTGATCGACAGCCGAAGCTTGATGCTCTCGACCGGGAACTCACCCTCGACCAGCGCGCCCGCATGGCGATTGCTGCCGGCGCGGGTGATCTTCACGCGTCCGTCGGGCTGACCCATCAGCAGCAGCGCCTCGCGGCGTGCCTCGCGCTCCAGGGTCACGAACAGAGGCTGGCCCGGCACGTGCTGGACCATCGGGATCTTGGCGAGCGTCTGGTCCGTGAAGAACCCGATGCCGAACTCGTCGAACTCCTTGGCGACGCCAAGCAGGTCCTTCTTCTCGACCAGCCCGGTCTTGTGCTTGGTCGGCGGGCAATCGATCGCGTCTCCGGCCTTCGACCGACCGGCGATGCCGACTTCCCGGCGAGCGCTCTTACCCGTCTCCGACTCGTATTCGTCGGCATAGCCGGTGCACATCAGGTCGCCGCCGCCGCGCGCGCCGACGCCCTCGTCCGGTGTGGCGCGGATCTCGACCAGACCGCCGCGACGCACGGCGTCGGCCTCATCGGTCCAGGCCGGGTTCGTGCAGCGGAGCGAGAACGAGATCGCCGCCGCCTCGGCCGAGCGGGTGATGTGCACGCCCTGCCAGCCCTGGAGCGCGTGGCCTCCGACGACCAGGCTGACGATCTCGCCGACGTCATCCATCGGTCAGGCCTTGGGCGCCAGCGCTTCGAACGACGCCGGCATGTGGAACGGGGTGCCGACCCGGTTGCGGGCAACCAGTTCGGGGGCACGGGCCGGGTCGGCGTAGAGCGTCCACGCGAGCGCGGTGGACGGGAAGGAGCGGCCGGCCTGCGCGCGGATGAGCGGCTGCAGGCTGCCGGAGATGTCGACCAGATGGGCGCAGGTCTGCCCGGCGGCGGTGGTGAGCAGGAAGGCTGTAGGCTGGCCCAGCGCCGCCGCGACGCGATCGACGGCACCATCCAGGGCCGCAGTGATCCGGTCGCGAGCCGCGCTCGCTGCCTGGCGGTCGCCAAACTCGGTCCGAGCCTCGCACAGGAACGCTTCGCCGAGGCAGGCAGCCTCGACGCCGGCGCACAGCGCCCGGGCGAGGCTGTAGGCCTGTGTCAGCACCGGAGAGGCGCTGGTTGGAGTGCAGGCCCGGGTGGCCGCGGCTGCGTCGTACAAGCCGGCGCTGGCATCCCCGGGCGCGGCGTCCCGGGCGACCGATTGCACCGTCGCGACCAGCGTCGCTGCGACTGATGCTGCGTCGGCCAGGGTGAATATCCGAGGCGCCGTGATGCCGGCGATTCGGCGACAGGCCGAGAGAGCGGGCTGCGCGCGAGAGGCCGGCAGCGGCAGCCCCCGAACGAGGCCAGCGACCACATTCGCGAGTGCCATAGCTGAGACGGCGGCGCCGGCGACCGCGGATGAGGGAGGCGAGGCCATATGGGCTCCGGCGCTCAGAACGGGGGCAGGAAGCCGAGAAGCTCGTCCGGCACGAACGAACTGATCGCGCCCGACACGACGTCGCCGAGTTCATCGAGCGCGCTTTGAGCGATGCGGTCGCCGAGTGCGATCGGGGCCGGGCCGCCAAGTTCGGATCCCTGCTCGAGGAATTTGAGGTCGAACGCGACCTTGCCCATCTCGGTCTTGCGGTTGTTCGTGGCGCAGCCGACGCAGTGCGCGATGACCGGGTCGGTGATCGGCAGCACCAGCATGCCCGGCCCGTAGGTCGAGCAGCGCTCCACGAACGCCATCGCCGCAGCGTCCGCATCTTCGCCGACGATGTAGGCCGTGACGTGGAAGGTGCGGGCCTTCCGGCCCATGTCCTCGGTGCCGTGGGTCTCGGCCTTGGTATACGGGTGCAGCGCGACAAGGCGCCCGGAATCCGCGATCCCCTCGTCCTCGACCTGGAACGGAAAGCCCTTGTACGAGGCCCCCGGAATGGTCTTCGGCCAGTTGCGCACGGATCAGCGCCCGCCGCCCGGCAGCAGCTTCAGCAGCTCGCGCTCGACCTCGGCAGGGAGGTCGGTGTCGACGATCCGATTGAAGGTCGCGGCCGTCTGGCCGCTGACCAGCTCGTAGGGGATGAACACGCCGGACTTCTCCTTGCGGATTGCCCCGCGCCAGCGCTTGCCGTCGGTGTTCACGTAGACCTGGCCGTTGAGCTTCGAGACCATGGTGCGCCGGCCACGCGGTCCGGAGCGCCGAAAGCCACCCTCGACGAAATCCTTCTGGCCACGCACCGTAGCCTCGACGCCGCCTGGCACCTCGCGCGCGCCGAAGTATCGGAACGACACCTCGCCGCCGCGGGTGATGATCATGACCCGCGGGTTCTGCGGCGAGGCGCGGTAAGGCTTCACCGCCTTGTCGATGATCCGCTTCGATAGACCGGTCTGGCGCACCAGCGCCGGCACGACTGCGCTGCGGGTCTTGGTCAGCACCCGATTCAGGACGTTGGCCTGGGCGTTGGGTAGCCGCGGCCCGAATGCGGACAGCGCCCGCATGCTCTCCATGCCGGCGGTCTGGGCGGTGATGTTCAGCATGGCCGTCCCTCCCTCAGGCCCAGTCGGCCAGGTCTTCCTTGGCCCCGGGCTCAGAGATCCCGAGATCCGCCGTCATGCCGCCCCGGCCCCGCACCTTGAGCGCCGTGGCCCGCACCTGCTTACGCCCGCCGCCGGTCACCGCGAGGCTGATCTGGCCGTGGAAGCCCATGCCCTCCATGCGGTCGGCGGCCTGGTGCATCCGCTCGGCCGCGGCCCGCATGTCACCGCGTCCGCCACCGCCGCCGATCCCGCTGGCCGGAGCCGCCGGGACGATCGAGCGGATCGAGCCGTCCGGCATCTTCATCGTGCCGTCGCCGAGGTCGAGGCCTTCCTTGCCGTCGAGGCCCTTTACGAGCTTGGGCTCGCCTTCCTTCGGCATTGGGACCGGCTTCACGGTACCGATACCGTCCCGCACGCCGATGCCGGCGCCCCTCCGGCCGTACCACGCGCCCCAGCCCTCCTTGCGGGCGGTCCGAAGCGCGAAGTCGATCTGCTCCTTCCAGTAGCGGGGATCGCCCGCGTGGTGCCCAGTCTCCGCGGTGTAGCGGTTGCCCAGGCCACCGGAGCGTCCGTAGTGCAGCTGGAACGGCCCGAAGCTCGTGGGCTTGCCGTTCTCGTAGTCGCCCGGGGTCAGCCGGTTCGGGTTCGAGCCGCGCAGGCCCTCGCTGTTGGCGATGCGCAGCGCGATGTCGGGGTCGATGCCCTGCGATAATGCCGAGGCCCGGATGTGGGCCGCAAACTGCGGATCGATATTGCGCAGGTCGCGCGCTGAAATCCCACCGCCACCGCCCGAACCGCCGAAGCGCGGAATTCCGCCTCCGACGCCGCCCAGACCGGGGCCGGAGCCGCCGCCACCGCTGAGGCCGGCGCGGCGGATCATTCCGCCCAGGCCGCCACCCCCGCCACCGCCAAAGCTCGCCTTCTGGATGCCGGACCCGCCGCCACCCATACCCGAACCGTCGAAGCTCATCTGCAGCGGGATCACGATACCGCTGGAGAAGACCTTCTGCATCTTCTCGAACAGACTCTGCGCCTGCTCGGCGGCCTCGCCTGCCTTGGCCTTGAGCCCCTCGATCAGGCCGCCGCCGACCTTCTGGCCCGCCTCCTTGCCGGCCGTCTCCGGGTTCACCGGTCCGGACAGACCGAAGCCTGACAGGCCTGCCCCTTGGATCGTGAGTGGCATGGCGCCTGGCGCGAGCGTCATACTGGGCGCGTTGCGCGGTGCCCACGATGGCGCATCGGTTGAGCCCGAGAGGCCCGGCAGCTCATCGCCGGGGTTCATCTGCACGCCCGCGTCCGGCTTGCCGCCGGCAGCAATCGCCTTCGACGCGTCGCCGTATTCCGATAGGACGTAGCCGATGCCGGCCGCCGCTCCTCCAACGACTCCCGCACCCGCGAGCAGAGGCAGAAGCTTGCCGCCCTTCTTCGCCACCTCGGGCAACGCGCCGGTCGCGCCCTTCGCGCCCTGCAGGACCGCGGCCTCAGTGAGGGCCGCCGCCGCGGCGCTCAGCGCCGCCGCCGAGCCGTTCAGAGCAACCGCGCCACCGCCGAACCCGAGCAGCTTGCCGCCGATCTTCGCGGCGCCGTAGACGCCGCCACCGACTGCCGCCGCTCCGCCAACGAGGGAGAGGACCTGCTGCGAGGTCCGCGACAGGTTCGAGAACATGTCGGTGCCGCTGGACAGCCCCTCGGCCGCGAACTTGATGAGGCCGGAGTTGGCCTCGCCAACGTTCAGGACCAAGGTCTCCCAGGAGCCCTTCAGGTTGTCGATCGTGCCGCCAAGGCCCTCCGACATATACTTGGCCGCGTTGGCAGCGAAGTTCGGGTCGTGCGTCTGGAGGTTCTTGAGCTCCTCGCGGTCCTTCGAGAACTGCTCGTACTGGCTGGACAGGACCGAGGCCTTGCCTCCGTGCTTGTCCGTGAAGAAGGCGTTGCGCAGCGCCTGCGTCATCTTCGGGTTCGACAGGATGGCGTCGAGCAGCCCCTCCGAATCCACGCTCTCGACCGACAGCTTGTGGAAATCGCCGATCATCTTAGCGATGTTCCGAGCGTCCTGCGCGCTGGTCTTGCCCTTCTTGTTCTTGGCGAACCCCTCCTGGACGATCTCGGACACCTGCTTGGTGAACTCGCCCCGGTCAGCGATCACATCGCCGTCCTGGAGGAGATCCGAGAGGCGCTCCTTCTGGTCCGCCGTGAAGCTCTTGCCGAAGCGGTTCTTCGAAAACGCCTCGAGGTTGTCGGTGCTGAGCCCGCCCGGCATCCTGGTGAAGCTGTTGTAGTCGATGCCCGCGGCTCGCAGCGCATCGAGGCCGCCCCGGGTCGGCGCGACCAGCTTCGAGGCTGCCGCCCGGATGAACACGCCCGTCTCCGAGCCGCCGAGGCCGGAACGCTTACCGGCGGCGCCCAGTGCGGCCAGCGTGGTATCGGACAGCCCGGCCGAGGTGCCGGTGGGGACGCCGTAGGTGATGTAGTCCTGGACGTCGTTGTCCTTCATGCCGCCGAGCTTGGCCATCTTGACCAGCAGGTTCGACGCCCGCTTGGCCTCGAACACCGCCTTCTCCTCGGTCGAGATGTCCTTCTGGCTCGTCTGCAGGAAGGCGCGAATGCCCTGCGCGGAGGCCTCCATGGGCGCGCGCATCATCACGGCGTAGTTCTTGACGTTCTCGACGATCGCCGCCGCGACGGCGGCCTTGGCGTCGCCCTTCATGGGGAGGCCCTGAAGGGTCGCGGTCTGCGCCTCGACGATATCCTCGTTGGTGAACTTGGTCTCCTGACCGATGCGCAGCGCCTGCGGCAGCAGCTTCGTGCGCTGCGCCTGCTCGCTGACGCCGCCGGCCACGACCTGGTAGCGCTTGGCGTAGTCGAACGATGCGGCTTGATCGACCGCTTCGATGCCGATCTGCCGGCCCCTGTGCGCGGCGATGATGCCGGCGCCGGCGACAACCGTACTGACGGCCTCCTTGCGGGCTGCGCTGCGCTGGGCCCGGACTGACGCCGCGCGGGCGCCCGCCTCCTCGGCAGCCATCTGCGCGCGTAGCGCCCGGGTCGCGAGATCGGTCTGCCGCGCGAGGCCGGCCTGGTGCTTCTCCAGGCTCGACAGGTCGACGCCGAGCCGGGAGGCGGCGCTTTCGGCCGAGCGCAAGGTTGAGGTCTGGGTCACGAAGGCAGCGTTGAGCTGCTTCACGTCCTTCTCGGCGGTGCGATAGGCCGTGCCGAGACGCTTGACCTCGGCGGACAGGGCCGCGGCCTGCTGCACCGCGTCGGCGGTCTTTGCGAGCTTCTGCGCGGCCGTGAACTCGGTCACCGCCTTCCGGGCGGTGTCGTATTCCTTGGCGAGCCGCGCGGTCTCCTTTTCGACCGCGGTCAGGTTCTTGACCGTGGATTCCAGCGGGCCACGGGCGGCCATCACCGCGCCCGCCGCCTTCACCTGACGCTCGACGTCGGAATAGGCCTTGCCGAGCTTCTCCACCTTGTCGGAGAACCCGGCCGCCTTCTCGGCCTCCTTGAACGCCTTGACGACCTTGGCGATCTCGGTGGAGGCCCGGTCCTCGCCCGCGATGATGAGGCGGGCTTCGATGGTCTTCGACGCCACGGCCTATCTCCTGCGAGCCGCACGCTCGGCGGCCTTCGCCTTCTTCTCGGCGTCCTCGACGGCGCTGCGCCACCACCAGATCAGGCGGGAGATCGCCATCTCGTCTACGCGGTCGGCGTCGAATCCTGCGTCGAAGACGAGTTCTCGGGCGAGGTGCTCGATGCCGCGGTCGCCGCGGCGGGCTGGAAAAAATCGACGATGGCCTCCCGGACCTTGCGCGTGTCGGCGACGCCGAGCTGATCCAGGATGAGGGGGTCGCCGGGCTTGCCGTCCTCGACGATGAGACGCTCGGCGTATTTCGCGATGATCTGAGTGTCGTCCAGGCGGCGGCTGTAGTCGTTGCCGGCCGGGACCCAGATGTAGGGGTCGCCGAGTTCCATCAGGTCGCGGAACTTGGGCTCGCGGAACTCCAGCTGCCGGTAGGGCCGGTGGCCCATGATCGGCTTCTCGAGGGTGACGATCTTGTTGGGCATCGTGCCTCCTGCTTAGACCGCCCGGTACTGGTCCGACGCCACCGACATGCCGGTGACCTCGCCGGTATCGGTGTCGATGTCCGGCTCGCCGACCCAGGAGCCCGCGGTGAAGTAGTGGGTGTAGCCCGCATCGTCCTCGATGAAGGTCACGTCCACGTCCCGCAGGAGCATGGTCTCGTCCCAGCGGATCGCCTGGGACTTGCTGCCCCGGTCGAAGCTGAGCGAGATCATCGGGAGCTTCGCCTCGACCGTGCGGAAGGCGGTGCCGTCCCGGTTCGGATCCGCCTTGGGCGTCGCTGCCGCGGGCTTCACCGTGGCCTTGCCGCGGCCTGAGAACCGCTGGCCGTTGATCCGGATGCTGTATCGTCCGCCCTTGGTATCCATGGCCGGCCTTCCTCAAGATGATGGGGTGGGGAGCGGCCGGGCCGCGAGCGGGTGGGACCGAGGCCGAAGCCTCAGATCCCCTGTTCGGACTGGTCGAGGTAGCTGGTCTGGTTGACCGCGTTGATCCGGAGCTGCGCCGCCGCGGTGATCGGCAGGTAGTAGTTCACCCGGTCGTTGGCGTAGTCGGCGAAGATCCGGATGTTCGACACGAACAGGTCGAGCTGCCTGATGATGCCGGCCCGGTGCAGGTCGGTCGCGGCGTGGACCGAGGTCTGTTCCAGATCGATCGGCGTGACGACGCCCTGCAGGTTGGCCGGGTTGTCCTCCATGAGGGCCGACCGTGGGTAGGTCCCGGCGATCTTGTTCTTGAAGTAGCGCGCCGCGTAGGCCGCGATCGCGATGTCCTCGATGTCGAGCCAGGTCCGGTCCGACAGACCCGACGGGTTGACCCGGTAGGTCGTGATGATGCGGTCGCAGGCCATCTGCCCGTCCGCGGTCGCGGTGAAGCCCGAGATGCCGTTGCGGTAGAGGCTGTCGCGATCGCCTTGGGAGAACAGCGCGTTCGGATCCTTTGGCGGGCGCAGGCCGCGCAGCACGCGGGTCTGCATCGGCCGGGCGATCTCAATCGCGTTGGCGAGCGGGCGGCCCAGGTTCTTCAGGAACGCGATCTCACCGCCGAGCGAGGCCGAAATGCACCACGCGGCCTGCGGCCACTGGTGGATGCCGGCGAGGGTCACGTGCCGATCGTTGCGGGTCTGACCGAAGGTCGTCTGCGCGGACAGGTTGCCGTGGCTGTGGGTGGTGTAGTGCCCGAGCAGGCCGACCAGCGGGGCCGAGCGGCCCGAGCCGGCATCCGACAGGAAGTCGCGCACGACGTTCAGCTGGCTGGCGGACGAGTAAGGCCCGCAGATCCAGTCGGCGTTCTGGGCGCCGAGCTTGGCGAGCAGCGCTGCCATGTCGACGTCGCCGGCGCCACCCGCCATCGGGGTAACGGTCACGGTGATGCCGGGCACCTCCATCTCGTCGCCGTCGAGGCCGTCCTCGATGCGCCAGCCGTTGGTCTCCGTGCCGGGATGCCGCGCCGTCAGGGTGACGTCGGTCGCGGTTGGGGTGCCGCCGGTCTTCACCGCGGCGGTCACCGGGGCGAGCATACGGACGTTGAACTTGGTGTAGCCCTGGGCGAAGCGGGCGACGAAGGCCGCGGCCACCGCAGCTGCGGTGTCGCCGATCGCCACGTTCACGTCGTAGCGCTCGCCACCGAGGTAGCGGGTGACCGTGCCGCTCGAGGTGGCCGTGCCGGCGAAGCTGAGCGCGCCGGCCGCCGCAACGGGGTTCGCCCCGATGACCGGCGTGGCATCCACGAACAGCATCTCGCCGAGCGGGTTCTGCTGGCGGGCGTACAGGATCTGCTCTGCGCCCATCGAGCCGAGGCCCGCGACTGCGTTGGGGTTCGAGCCACCGACGTTGATCGGCAGGGCGCGCAGGGCCGCCGGCGAGTCGGGCAGCGCCCGGCCGAGGATCACCTGGCGCGAGGTGCCGGAGTAGTTCGGCGGGCCGGCGTTGAATTCGACCATGAAGGCCGGCACGAGCACATCGGCCGGCGTGTTCTCGAAGGCGACGGGGCCCTGGGGCATCGGCGGGTTCTCCAGACTGAGGGGCGCCGCAGGGCGGTCGCGGGATGAGGGTTAGGAGCCGGTGGCGCGGCTGGTGGTGGCGGCTTTGGGCGCCTCGGCCTGCGGGTTCTTGCCTGCCTGTGCGTCGGCCGCGGGCTTCGGCTTCTCGGCCGAGTCGTCCTCGTCGGGGACGTCCTTCACCTTGATGTCGCCGCGCGCTTCGAGGCGGGCCCAGTGCACGGACCAGTCGACCACGCGGCCCTCGGGCGGCAGGTCGGTCTTGCGAGCCGGATCGGGGATGGAGGCGGCCTTGTCGGCGGGCTTCACGTGCTTGCGCATCAGGGCACCTGCGAGAGATCGATGGAGACGTTGGTCGGCAGCGTGCCGGGCGCCTGGTCGGGCACGACGACGGGCTGGGACGGCGGTGTCGACGCGGGCGTGATCGCCTGGGTGAGGTCCTGGGCCAGCTTTAGGCAGGTCCGGTATCCGGAGGAGCCTTCGGCCATGCCCTCGGCGACGGTGCGGAGCGGGTCCGGCAGCGCACCGAACGGTCCGGTCGGGACCACGTAGCTCTCGATCTGCTCGCCCTTCAGCTCGACGCGGAAGGTGAGCATGTGGATCGCGAGCCGCTCGCCGCCGTCGTCCGGGGCGAAACGCTGGGAGTCACGCTTCGAGACCCGCCGGGTCACGGCTTCCAGCAGCAGCCTGCCGGCCGGGGTCTTCTGGCGGGCCAGCGGGTGCGTCCGGCCGAGGGTCAGGATCCACTCGGCGCACTGCTCGATCAGGTCCAGGCCTGCTTCGAGCTCGGCGTCCGTCTCAGGCCGGAAGATGAACTGGTTGTCCTGGTCCTCGACGAACTGCGCCATGCCGATGTCGAGGACAAGGTTGCAGGAGTCGTTGAACGGGGACCCGCCGTTCTGCGGGTTCCAAGCCTCGCCGCTCAGATCCTCCGTCGCCACGGTGATGACGGGGACCGGCTCCTTGTCGTCGAAGTTGCCGATGCGTGAGTCGTAGACCCGGCCTTGGCACTGGCCGTCGATGACCGGATGGGAATTCAGGGCCTCGATGACCTGCAGGCGCAGGGCGGTGCGCGCGAGGCTCATCGCGTCACCGGGGTGAGCGGGACCTGTAGGCCGGCCCGGCCGCGGGCGAGCGCGACGCCGGCCTTGAACGCCTCGCCCGTCTTCAGGCGGACGATGCGATCACCGGTCCGCAGATCGGGTGAGCCGTCGCTGCCCGGGGTGAGGCGGAGGTGCGGGCCGTCGGCCGCAATCTTCCGCGTCGTGTTGTCGGCCATGGCCCGGCCCTTCGCGTTCTGGGTCGAGCCGACGTCGCGGAAGGTCGCCCGGAAGGTGACTTGCCGGCGGCTGTCGTCGATCACTGCCCGGGCGTTCACATCCGGGCGGCCGTTCACCGTGGGGGTGGTGAACGGCTCTAGGAGGAAGTCCTCGCCGAAGAATGCGTCGAGCCGCTGAAGCGCGGCCGACCATTGATCGTCGAAGACGGACATTCGGCTCAGGCGGCCCGGAGCGCCGCGATCACCTCGGCCTTGTTGGTGGCCTTGGAGACATCGACACCGCGCTCGGCCGCCAGGGCGTCGAGCTCGGCGCGGGTCTTGCCGTCGAGGTCGTCGCCCTCATAGCCTTCCTGCAGATGCCCGGTCTCGCTGCCCTCGCCGCTGGCGTCAGCCGCCACGTGCGTACCGGCCTGGAGCGCGGCCTGAGCCTCGTCCCAGCCCAGGTGCACGACCTCGTCCTTACCCTTCTCGCGCAACCGCATGTCGGCCTCCGTCAGTTCGAGGTGGTGCCGCGCACGAGAAGCGCCGGGCGCTTCACGAACGGGAGCGGGTTGGACTCGGTGTGGATCTTCATGCCCTTGCCGAACTCCATCGGCTCGAGCGGGGCTACGAACACCTCGGCGTCCGCGGCGTTGGGCGCCTGATTGACCGCACCCCAGAAATCGGGCGGGCACCAGTAGTTCACGAAGGTGTCGGTCGTCCCCAGCGGGAAGAACCGCACGTCGCCGGCAGGGATGAACCGCTGCGGCGTGGTTCGGGTGCCGTCCTCCTGGAAGTAAGAGGCAGCGCCCCGGTACTCCTCGAAGGTGATGCCGCCGAAGGTGAAGCCCTTCCGGACATCCTCGCGCAAAATCTGCGGGCCGGACTGGTAGTACTTGTACGCGTCCTTGACGCTGGCGTGAGAGACCAACTTACGGAACCATTCCGGAGAGCACAGCGCGTGCACGCCGGTCATGGTCTCGCCGAGGAGGTTGTCCTCCATGTAGCCGGTCACGTCCTGGCACTTGCCGAGCACGTCGGTCGTGGCAGTGCCGAGCGCGAAGTCGACGACCTGCTCGGTCACGCCGAATGTCTGGAACAGGTCCAGGAGCACCGAGCCGTCATAGTCGAGGACACGACCCTTGAGCGCACCGACCCGGAGGTTCTCCAGGGTGATGGCGTGCTTGGTTCGCATCGTCAGCAGCTTGCGATCGACGAAGCCCTGAACCGTCTCCAGGCCGCCGGCGCCGACAAGGCCGCCGCCGGTGAACTGGCCGAGCGCGAGCATGTTCTGCACGTCGGACGCCAGCACCGCATCGTCGTGCGGGATGTGCAGCACGTAGAACGGCAGCGGCTTCTGCTTGCCGCGGGTGCCGAGCGAGGCCGGACCACCGACCGGACGGGTCGGCAGAAGGTTCAGCACGCCGTTCTCAATGATGAGGACGCCGTTGCGAGTCGGGATCGGCTCGGGCCGGAACAGGCCGAGCTGATTGATGCGCCCGTAGGTGTTGGGCACCAGGTAGATGCCCTCGGTCAGCGACGCTGCCGAGAAGGCATCCTGGTTGAAGATATCGAGGATCGTGGGCATCGGTTCAGGCTCCCTGACGGACCTTGATGCCCACGGCGGCGAGCTGCGCATTGGCAGCCGCTCGCTTGGTCGCATCGTTGACGGAGGGCCCGTGGATCAGGCCGGCGTGGCTCACGACCGCGTCGCAATCGACGACGACGGCCTGGATGTCGGCGAGGGTCGCGTCGACGGGGAACAGGAGGATGGCAGCCGAGATCTGCGAGCCGTCCGAGCCGGTGGCTGCATTCGGCACGAACTTGGCACCGACCTTACCGAGCACCTGACCGCTCAGCAGCTTGCCGGAGCCAGCTGCAATGATGACGGTGCTGCGCGAGCGGTAGGACGGCTCTTCCGACTTCAGCCAATCGGAGGCGACGGGAGAGGTGACGAGCAAGGGCATGATCAGGCGTCCTTGAGAAGGCCGGCGCGCTTGAGCGTGCGCTGCATCGACGACTGGGCTGCGGAGATGCCGGCGGCGAGGCCACCAGCGGCGATGGGCGCGTGGGACGAGATCGAGGTCTTCTCCTCGGCGGCCACGAGCTTGTCGAAGAGCGCCGAGCGGATGTCCTCGACGGTCTTGCCCTCCGCGAGCATCGTCGCGGCGAGGTCCTCAGGGATGTTCCCGTCCTTGCGGCGAGCGAGCGCGACAAGGTCCTTGGCCTTGCCTGCAGCGGCGATGCGGGTCTTGGCGTCCTCGACGCCAATGCCCTCGGCCAGCATGCCAGAGGCCATCATCGGCACACCGCCATCGACACAGAGCTTGACGATCTCGGCGGCTTCGGCCCGACCGACGGTCTTGTCCTTGGCCTCCGTGCCCTCGGCCTCTGCCGCGGCGATCTTCTCGTCGAGGGAGGCGACCTCACTCGCCGCAGCATCGAAGTCGTGCTGCTCGTCGTCGGTCATCGACCGGCCGCGGGTAGCGGTCGCGAGCTTGGTCATACGGGTAGACGCCGCCGTGCGGGCGCGGCGAAGACCCGGGAGGGTGTTCGACATCTCAGGTCTCCGAGGTGGTTGGGGGAGGGTTCGTTCAGCGCCGTGCGGCGCGGGCGGTCCGCTCGTTCGCGGCCGTGCGGGCGAGTTGGCTGTAGCTGCGCTCGTAGGTCTGGACCCGGTCGGCCATGCCGGCGGCCACCGCGGCAGCGCCGACTCGGACGCCACCTGCGCCGAAATCCGATTTCACTTTGGCGGCTGTGGTCTTCCGACCGCGGGCCACGTCGGCGATGAACTGGGTCTCGATGCTGTCGAGCAGCGACCGGATCTCGGCCTCGCCGTCCTCGGTCTGAGGGTCGACGCGTTTGTTGGGCGCGCTAGACGAGACGATCTCGATGGCGAGGTTGCCCTGCGCGTCGGGCTCGACCTGCTTGGTGATCGCCGCGACGACGCCGATCGATCCGACGATCCCGGTCTTCTCGACCGCAATCTCGCCGGCCGACGCGACCAGCCAGTAGGCCGCCGAGGCTGCCGAGCCCGAGACATGGGCCAGGACCTGCTTGGTGCCCCGCAGCGCGTAGATCTGGTCCGCCAGCGCGTTGATGCCGGTGGGCGAGCCACCAGGCGAATCCACCATCAGCATGATGGCGCCGACCTCGGCACTGTCGCGGGCGATCTGGAGATCCCGGGCGAGCATGGCAGCCGAGGTCCCGGTGCCGGACATCTCGGTCATCATGTTGGCCCGTGGGAAGATCGGGCCGACGATGGGGACAATCGCGACACCGTCGCGGGTCACCATCGTGTAGCGGGCGCCTTCGAGCCGCTGGGCGGTCGGACCAGCGGTTGCCATCAGGTCGAGCCGAAACCAGTCCTCACCTTCGGCGGACCGGCGCGCAGCCCGGCCGTCACGGTCGAGGCTGGCGAGGCTCGCCATGAAGTGCAGGTAGTCCGGGCGGATCGCCCAGGGCTCGGCCGAAAGGGCGCGAAGGGCTGCGGTCATTGCTGGCCTCCGCTTGAGTTGGGCTGCGGTGGGTCTGCCGGCCCGTCATCGGGCGGCTCTTCGAGCTTCGTCGCGCGCCGCCCGTCGCTGGTGTAGGCGAGGCCAAGATCGTCGGCCCGGTCGTTGTCGGCCTTGTTCTCGGCGTCGATGACCTCGGCGTCGTACCCGCCCTCGGCCACCTTCTGGGTCCGGGACGAGAAGCCCGCCTGGACCTCCATCGCCTTGCCCTGCACGTCCTGCACGGGGTGGATATAAGGCCACGCCTGCGGAATCCACTTCACCGCCGCTGCCTGGGTCCGGGTCATCCCGGGGGGCAGCTCGAGCGCACCGGCGAGCAGTGCGAGGTCGAACCAACGATTCCAGATTGGGCGGCAGAACTGAAATACGACCAGATGGTGCTGCCAGCCCTCGACGGCACGACGAAAATCGTTGAGCGCGGCTCGGAGTGTCCGGTCGTTGAGCTGACTGTAGTCTCCGCTCAGGATTTCGTAGAGCATCCCCAGAGCCGCCGCGACTTGCCGCTTGGACTCGCGGACGAAAACATCGAAGTTCGGTCCGACATCTGGCGTCGGGGAGAACGTGATGTCCTCGCCATCAGCCAGCACTTGGAGAGTGCCGGGCTCGAACTCGACGGTGGATGCACCATCCTCGTCGGGCGGGTCGGTTCCGAGCGGGCCGCCGCCGAGCAGCCCATCGCCCTCTTCCACCTTTCTCCGGATGAAGCCGACGAGACGGGCGGCATTCTTCTTCCGCACCAGTTCGGCGTCGAGGTATCCGTCGAGGTCGTACAGCGTTCGGAGAGCCCGGGCCAACCACGGCTCGCCGCGGTCCTGGCTCGGGCGCTGCGCTCGGTAGAGGTGGCATACGTCCGTGGCGGGCACGAGAGCCAGTTCGAACGCGTCGGCGGTCATGACCAGATCGCCGGGGTGCTCGCGATAGAGCCAGAACCCGGTCCGCTTCCCCTTGCCGTCGTACTGGACGCCCTGCCGAATCCGGTTGGTCACGTCCGTTTTCAGGTGCGGGCAGTGCTCACCTTCGAGGATCTGAAGCTGCAGCGGGACCGGCAGGCCATCCTGTGGCAGCCGGGTGCGCAACCGCGTGAAGGTCTCGCCACCCTCGACCATGCCGCGCACGGCTAGGGCTTGGAGGCCGTAAAAATCATGGGCGCCGACGCTGTCGGCTTGGTCAGTCCAGTCCAGCCACAACGCCTGGACCTTCGCCCGAAACGCCGCGTCCTCCTTCTTGGTCCGATCGGCCGCTTCCTGCGACAGTCCCTCAATCGGTCGGCCGGCCATGCTCCGCGGCACGATGCCTGTGCCCACGAGGTTCGACGTGAGCCGGTCGACCGCAGACCCGGCGTAGGCGTTGCGGCGAGCCTGATCCCGGCTTTTGCGGCGGAGTTCGTCCAGGGCGTAGACGAGCGCAGTGTTCGGCCCGTAGCTGCCCACCCGCCACGTGCGCGAGCGGCGGCCCTGGCCGTTGGCAATATCGTAGGACGGTGCCTCGCTGGGGCCGAAGCCGCCGTCGAGGTCGAGCGCGACCGGCTCGACGTACTGCGCGGTGCCCTTCACACGGAAGCGGGCACCGTAGATCGACCGCGGAGCTACCACCCGCTGCGCCCGGTCATCACGACCTGCCGGGTCCGGCGCGGCACGACGGGACTCAGCTCCAGTTCGAGCTCGCGAATCCGCGCGAGCAGATCGGCGCGAGCCTGCCGCATCTCGGCGTAGGTCCGGTAGGTAATGCGCCCGGTGTCGGCGTCCTCAAGCGTGAGAACGCCGGACGCCATCGCGCCATCGAGGGACACGAGCTGCGCGCGTAGGGTGGCCAGCAGGGTGATGCGCGCGTCGATCATGCCGGCCTCATCGACGGTTCGAAACACGGCTGCGTCGGACGGAGCGCCGTTGCTGATCTCTAGCCGCCAGCGTGTTGGCGGCGACGACCGGGGGCACTGCGGCTTCCTGGGCCGGCTGCCGCTCGATGCCGAGCAACGCCTCCAGATCCCGCCAGTGCACCTCGCGCCAACGATCCCAGCCACGCATGGCGGCGAGCCCGCGGGCGTAGTTCGCGCAGTCCAACCACTCGTTGCGGCGGCCACCGATCGGCACCCAATCGCGCCGGGTGCGGCCGCGGTTCGTGCTCACCACCAATTCCTCGGCGGTGAGCTGCTTCACGCCGTCCTCGGTGACGTCTCGCGGGAGGTGGACGAACCCGGCTGGGAACGTCTCGCCACCTGGCGGGCGGTGCAGCGCGAGGCAGCCCATCAACTCCTGCTTGGCAAACGACACGCCGATGCGGACCGTCTTGAGGCCGCGCCGGAGCTTCTTGCCCGTGGCGTTCGCATCCTTCGCGCCGACGCCGAGGAACGCCCCCGCGTAGCTGTCTGAGCCGTCGACCGCGTGGACGTTGCCGCGGCCGGCCTGGGATCGAACGAAGGCGTAGACCTCGGCCGTGAAGGCGCCGGAATCGACGCCCCAGTCCCGCACCGCCATCGGGGTGCCCGTCTCGTGCTCCCAGGTCTCGTCGAACATCTCCGCGAGCTCGGCCCAGACCGGGGCTCGCCCGGTATCGCCCGGCAGCACGCGGTGCTCGACAAGCCACCGCTCGCGGTTGCGGCCGAAGCCCCAGACGCTGACCTCGAGCCGGTCCTTCTGGACGTCGACACCGCCGAACAGGATTAGAGCGCCGCGCGGGACTGCGCCGCTCATGTAGGACTGATCCCGCCGCGCGTAGACGTCCTGCCATTCCGGGGTGTCCGCGCCTTCCTTCCAGGTGCGGGCCAGCTGGGTGTTGAAGAACGTCAGCAAGGCCCCGGGCCCCCGGCGCAGCGCCCGCACGAACTTCGCCACCGTCTTCGTGATCGTCTGCTTCGGCGCGTAGAGCTTCGAGGCCACGCCGCCGGCATGCTCGTTCGAGACCGCCTCGGTGCCGCAATGCGCGCACAGCGCGCGCCGTACCCCGTGCGCCTCGGCTCCCCAAAGTTCCGGCGTCTGGTGCTCGCCGCAGCAGGTGAACGGCCGGGTCTGCCGCCATTCGATCTTGCGCAGGGCGATCAGACGCTGCGCCTCGGTCCATGGCTGCTCGCACGAGGTGCACTCGTAGCGGGCCGTCTCGGGCAGGATCCGGTCCTGGGCATCCTTGTCGAACTTGACCCGGTCCCACTCCAGAGTCTGCCAT